TAATTGTAGGCGAAAGCGGTAGGGGAAAGCCCTTTTTACTAGAAATGACGGCGCGCGAGCTGGGCGGAGTATACGTCAAAGCTCGCAAAAGCCTAAGCGCAAGCGCATTTATGAGTCTACTTTTACGGGCTATCGGCGAAAAACCGAGCGGAAACACGGACGATAAATTCGAAGCCTTTTGCGAGGCTATAACGCAGAGCAAAACGAGGCTAATAATCGTGGATGAAGCCGATTTGTTCGTAAAGGACAACGACTTAACGTTTGAGAGAAAATTTGAGCTTTTAAGGGAAATTTACGAGTACGGTAAACGAAATAACCTAGGTATAGCCGTAATAGCAGTAGGTCTTGGAGTGCTTAAAAAACGTATAGATAAGCTCGGCGGCTATTTACAAAGCAGGCTTACTTACTCTCCGGAGATGGTTTTAAGTAGGGACGAGCTTATAAAAATCGGTCAAATGAACGGAATAGATGGGGAAATAGCGGAGTTTTTAGCCGAAGGCGACAATGCAAGGCTATATGAAAAAACTTCGTTAAATTTGGCCTTGGGATACGAAGCTAAAGTAGCAGCCAATCTAGTATATCAAACAAGGAGAGCGTGATGACGGTAAATATTTTTAAAACTTGTGCGGCGCAGCCAACGCAAGCGGCGGGGCTAGCTAGGCTGGTAAGAAATTTCGAAGCAAAAGGATATGAGATGAGCGTAAACGCAAAAGGCGAAATAAGGGGCATAAGGCGCGGTAGCATGATAAAGGGCCAAAAGGCCGACTATTCAAAGAGCATGTTTAGGCTTGTGGGCAAATATATCATAAGAACAGCCGACGGCAAAATAATCGATACGGCGGCTTAGATTTGATTTTTCGGGAGCTCTACGGAGCTTCCTATAAAGTTAAATTTTAAGAAAGGAGAACAGATGAAAACAGCAAGACTCGTCTTTGTTTCTACGCCTTATGCTAGCATCGAGTGCAAAGATAAAGACAGAAACTATTATGCAAAGCAAATAGCGCAGCAGGCTTGCGCTATCGTCAGGCAAAACGGCTACGAGCCTATCTCGCCCGTGCTTGCGTGGATGGACGTATATAGCGAGCTTGAGCGCGAAAGAGTAATGAAAAACTGTGAAGAGCTGCTTAGAGTGTGTAGCTACTACTATCGCTATCCATGCAAGTGGAACGATAAAAGCGATGGTGTGGCACAAGAGGCGGCGTGGGCCAAAGAATACGGCCTAAGCGAGCTTAAATTTAGTTTGTTTGAGTGAAAAATGAAGGTGCGGATCGTAAAGAGAGCAAAGCAAAATTTAGCTGTCGCTACTCTTTACGGATACGTTTGTAAAGCGAGATTCGCACAGAAATTTAAAATTTTAGAAAGGAGAAGAGATGACATTGGAAGAAAGCGTAAAGCAACAAATCAAGATCATGCAAGCTTTTATCGACGGTAAGGATGTGCAGTTTAGAGAAAAAGGCGACACTCGCGATGATTGGAGTGATCATACTGATGACGGATGGAATTTTGATTTTTTCGAATACCGAATAAAGCCGGATTTTAAGCCAAAAACGTGCAGATTCAAAACGGACGATATAGCGTTTAAGCGAAGCTTTGAGGGTAAAAGCATAGCCAAAAAAGGCGGCACGCTGATAACTGAAGAGATGATATATAACTACGAAAAAGGCAAGAGCTTTTATCAGCCGGGCAATGATCTCAACGAGGATTATTTTCTAGAGGACGAGTTGCTTTGGTACTGGGAGTATATCGATATAAGCGGTGTTTGGTGCCACACGACCATGAGAGAGACCAAACAAGACTTAATAGACTTTTTAAGAGGCAGGGCTCATCCGGAGTCCATGATAAAAAGGATAGTCCCGCTTTATATGCTGGGTTTTAGGATTCCAAACAATAAAAATTTAAACGAGGAGTAAAATATGGAAATCAAAAGCTTTAGCGATATAGATACCGCGCTAAAAAAGGTATGCGAGTTAAGCGTGGGCATCGAAAAGATCAACGGCGAAGTAACGCTTGAGTGCAACCGCATAAAAGAGAGCAGAAAGGCCGAAGTAGAGAGACTGGAGAGCGAGAAAAACTATATCGAGCAGCAAATCACGTTTTTTTGTGAGGAAAATAAACACGAATTTGCCGAAAAACGCTCAAAAGAATTTACGTTCGGCGAGATCGGTTACCGCCTAACTAAAAGTGTAAGCTTGCCTCGCATAAAAGCTAAAGTAGAAAGCCTGCTAAAGGCGATCAAAAGCTACGGGCTAGCCAAAGAGTGCATCATATACGAGGAAAAACCCAACAAAGACGCTCTAGCGGAGCTAAAAGACGAAGATCTCGTAAAGCTAGGGCTAACTAGGACGGTAAAAGATAGCTTCCGCATAGTGCCTAAAATCGAGAGTTTGGAGGTAGGGAAATGAAAGAAAGCGTATTTCAAGGCCTGTGGCACAACTTTAAGGGCTTAAGGGATGATAAAAATAGGCTTTTACCTAGATTCGTAAGGCGAGCGAAACTAAGAATTCGCGTTAAAGGGCTTTAAGCCCTTTAAAGAGCGTTTTAAACGGCTTAAAACGTTCTTTAAAAGGTTTTAAAATGCACGAAACTATAACAGAACTAAACAAAAGAAAGCTGATAAACGATATGGCTAAATTTGCCCTAAATGGACTAATAAGCGAGAAGATATTTAAGTATGCCGTGATAAACGGTATAAATTTGCATTTCGTCTTTTCGCATCCGGCGGCAAAGCAGACTTTCGAGCTGAACAAGGAAAATATCAAAGCTAGACTAAGAGAGTTTTGGGCCGATAACCTTGCCGCGATCAAAGCAGCGGGCATTATATTTCGCGAGATAGACTGCGAGGCGATCTACCGCCTGCCACGCGATACAAAAGCCATGCAAGAAGAAAAGAAGCCATACGAAGAGCTAAGTAACGGCAGCTTTGAAAACAGAGCCAAGGATCCATCTATAAGACTGGGCTTTGAACGCATAAGAAAGCATATAATCGCCGATCTTGAAAGCGGCAAAAGCGTATATGCCGGAGACGTAAAATGACCAAAAAACAAGAAATATATAGAAAGTAGCTTCTAGCAATCATCCACACGCACCCGTTTTATAAACACGCAAAACAAAACGACGCATGGGAAGAGTTTTTAAGCGGATGGAGCGTAAAAAGCTGTGCGCAGTTAAAAGTAAAAGAGCTTATAAATTTAATAGCCGTTATGGACGGCAAAGATAGCCCAAAACCAGTTACGACAGAGTTTGCTACGGCGAGCCAAATATACGCCATAAGATGCCTTTGGCAAAGAGTAGCAAACGATACAAGCGATAGGGCTTTGCTGTTTTTCATAAAAAGAGTAACTAAAAATTTATACCTAAAAATCGAATATTTGAAGAAAACCGAGGCATCAAAGGTATTAATAGCTTTAAAGAAGATGGAGAAATAATGCTTTGTCCAAAGTGTGCAAGTGATAAAACGACCGTAATAAAAACGATAAAAGGGCTAAAAAACATACGCATGAGAAAGTGTAGTAGGTGCGGCTATGACTGGCTCACCGAAGAAAAGCCGATAAAAGACAAAGACTTAGTCGAATACGTAGAATATATCGATAAGATCGAGGGTGAAAAATGAGGATAAATTTAGTAAAAATCCTCGCAAGATATAAAATTTTAAAATCACGCGGCGATCTAAAAACGCTTTTGGCAAACTATACGCAAGCGCAGATCAAAGACCTAGAACAGATCACGGATGAAATTTTAGCGCTTTGCTCGGAGATGATAGATATTGAAGTGCTTAAAAAGCTGCTTATCGATAAGTGCAAAAGTGCAAATTTAAACGTTTTACCAAAAGATCTTGAAGCGATCTACGCCTTGCTCGCCAAAGAGGCGGTCAAAAAAGTAGCTGCAAATTTAGGCAAAAAGATAGATTTTGCATTTGACGCAGTGGATGCCCGGGCGATAGACGCGATGCGAAAAGGCTTTTACTGGATGGGCAAAGAATATAACAAAAGCTTGCAAGATAGGCTAAAAGACAGCATCGAAAAGGTCTTTACCGGTGAAATAGCCTTTGACGAGATAGCCCCGCGTTTAAAAGAGGAATTTGGCTCTATAATAAACGCAGATGAGCGGTATTTTCAGGGCGTGAGTGATCACATAAGCCTTCAAGCGGGCAATGTCGCTACCGTAACGCAGGGAGCAAAGCATGGTGTGAAGTATTATAAAGTCCTCGCCGTGATGGATGCGCGCACTACTCAGATTTGCCGCTCGATGCACGGGCGTATCATCCCGGCAGATCATCTTGAAACGCAAGCGCAAAATATCTTAAACGCTGTTAATCTCGCCGATAAAAAGGCGGCCGCCGTGTGGCGCACGCAACCGTATCTTGGTAAAAGCGACAAACTAAGCGATGATTTTGGCCTACCGCCGTATCATTTCAGATGTCGCACCGAGATCGTACCTGTGTGGATAGGCGAGGAAGAAGTTGGAGGCGTAAAGATGAGGAACACATCGCCTCTTTCAAATGGCGAGACGATAAGGCATATAGATAAAACAGGGGTCGAGAGAGTGCTAAAGGCTAACAACACTCATATATTCAAAAAGCACAAAGACGTAAGCAAAAGCGATATAATAAAGGGGCTAAATTCTATCGTTGAAATTTCACCTAAAAGAGGTGAGGAAAACAAGCTCATCGCGAAGACTCAAAATGGGCTTTTCATGGTGTTTGATGGCGAAAATATCGTAAGTGCGTATAGGCCGCGAGACAAACAAAACAAGGACAACTTAAAAAGTTATTTTAATAATAACGCCCAAATAGGCAAAAGAGAGATCATCAAATGGCAAAGAGACAATTTCACATATATATTTACGAAGACATTGACTGGGAGATAAGGCTAAAAGGGCTCGAGGACTACGATCAAGTGCCAGCCTATACAAAAGGCACTCCTGATTATGGTTTTGGTATCTACAAGATAACGCCTGATGGCAAAATAGCGTATATATTTGATATAGACGTGAGAGACGAGGATCTAAGGGCGGCAAAAGACGATGTGATGATGAGTGAGATCTGCGAGTTTGTCTTTGAAAACGATGCCTTCGAGCCGGTGAAAGAGACTAAATTTGAGGGCTCTTTTTATGATGCACTCGTCAAGATAAAAGAGATATTCAAAGGTAAAAAATGAGAAATTTTGATAAAGAGCTCAAAGATTTAAGCTTCAGGCTTGGAAGCGAGATCGCAAATATCGCAAAAGAAAAAACCGCGCCGATCGTGACCGGACGGCTAAAAAGAGATATAAAAGCAAGAAATGCTACCGCTAGCGGCGTAACGATAACGCAAACAAAGGCCGTACCGTATGCTAAATATGTGCATGGCGGTACCAAGGCACACATAATAAGACCAAAGAATAAAAAGGCGCTGGCAAATACGAAAGCCGGGCTATTTTTTGGCAAAAAAGTAAATCATCCGGGAACAAAAGCAAATCCATATCTACTAAACGCTTTTAAAATTTATCAAACCGGTGGCGGACTAGACCGTGCGCTAAAAGATTTTGCGCAGGATGTCGGACAAAAGATCATTCAAGAGGTAAAAATAGAGTTTAAATAAAGTAAATATCTCGCCCCACCCTAAATCTAATTTTTTTATCATAATGCATATAGAAATTCGATATAATCAGTATACAAAAAACAAAAAGAGGCCAAGATGGGGACATGTATATATTGCGGACTGCCTGCCGGATTTTTTAAAAGCGCTCACAAAGAGTGCGAACAAAATTTTAAAAATAATCAAGACAAAATAAAAAATATAGTTCATACAGCTCTGGATGAGCGGAGTAACGATTTTGAGGCGTTAGTCTCTCAAATCGACACCGTGCTGATGGGCGTTACTAGGGAGTGGCAGAATAAGATTTTAATAGGAGCTATAAAAAGCTCTATCCAAAAATCTCTTTATGATAGACATCTAGATGATTTTGAAAGAAATTTTTTGATAAAATTTATAAATCACTATAACTTCTCAAACTCTCCGGCCTTAAATGATGATGAGGACTATAAGGATCTATTAAAAGCTATGATCATAAATGATATAGCTGATGGTAAATTTCCAAGTGTCGAGGTAAAGGCGATCGGCAATACTACCTTTAATTTTCAAAAAGGCGAAAAGGTCATTTGGATATTTGCAGATGCACAATATTTCGAGATCAAAACCAAGACGAAATACGTCGGTGGCTCAAAAGGCGTAAGCGTAAGACTGGCAAAAGGTATCAATTATAGAGTCGGAAAATTTCAAGGCAATAAAGTAAATTATGAAGAAGCCGGTCCAAAAACAAGCGGATCTCTGATAGTCACCAATAAAAGCATTTATTTTTCGGGTGGTCTTAAAAATTTTAGGATCCCTTTGAACAAAATAATAGCGTTCGAGTATTATACGGATGGATTTAGTGTGCAAAAAGATACTCAAAGCGCAAAACCTCAGATATTTGAGCTAGGTTGGCAAGATACTAAATTTGCACAAGAGCTATTCTCTAATATAAATAACTTGGAGAGTTAGATGATATACGCCTTACCCCTTCTATCTCTAACTTTCTCAAAATAACTAAGCGCCAAAGCCAAAGCCCAAAAACGATCGGCGTGTCCGTGCTCGTTGCGGTCGCTGTCATAAGTAAAACTTTTGGCTCCGGCTTTGCGCTTGATAGCGTGCAGATCGGCTATCAAGGCAGGGTCATTTGGGATAACGATCGTTTTATCCTCAAAGTGCTTTTTTAAATTTAACGCCATCGCTTCTTTGCTGCTAGCTGTAAAATACACACCTTGTACGCGCGATGGGAAGTGCCTTTTAAGCCGCTCAGCTACCGGCATACCGATACCTGTTTTATCTATCTTTTGCATGGCTAGTGGGTTAAGACGCAAAAAATCTATGAGTAGCTGCTCTTGTGCCTCAAAGCTTGCCTTAGCAAGCACATCATATACACAAAGACTTTTGATGCCGTTATCATCAAAAACACTGATATGCACGCTACGATCCTTTGTGCGTCCCACGTCAAAGCCTGCATATTGTGGCACGTTTTTAGGTGGCAAGGTTACGCGGTAATCCTTGATGCAGCTTTTGATGAGCTCGACACTAAGCAAGGCATTTTCATCGTCTATGAATACGCACTCATAAGCACTCGCCCATGTATCGGCGTCAAAGAGTGCACGCATAGTTTCAAGATCGAAATTTAGCCCGTCATCTATGGCGCGGTAAATATCCACGCGGTGGCGTGAGAACATATAATATTTTACTTCATCGCTAAAAAGCTCGTGAAACAGGCTGTTTTCTTCAAACGGAGTAGAGAGGATAGTGAGCCTGCCCGCGACCGCTCCGATAGATGGAACAAAAGCATGCCAGATCCTTTTTTGATTGGCATACCAGGCAAACTCATCCATCCAAATATCACCCGTAAAGCCTTGCACGGTACGGAAGTTATGCGCCATCACACGAACTGTAGCACCATTTTCAAGCGTCTTTTCGTATTCGCTATCTTTTGTAAAAAACACACCAAGCTTGTTTGCCCAAAGCTCGAGATAGTTCATCAAGATGCGCGCTTGTTCCTCGCTCGCGGATAAAAATAGCTGATTGCGGCCTGCTACCGCTCCAAGTAGCGCATCAAGGCTTGAGACATATGAAAAACCTATCTGACGAGATTTTAGCACGATGCGAAACTGTGAGGCGTCGTTTAAAAACTCTTTTTGATAGTTAAATAACCCGCCCTCATCAAGCGCCTTTGCTTTTAAATTTTCATAGTCGGCATTCATCACCATAAGCGGCTTTTTCTTATTTTTCACCTTCTCTTTTTTACGAGCTTCACCTTCAAGGCGGGCAAGAGAGGCGCTAAGCATAGCGATTTGCTTGGCTTTACTATCCGTGCTTTTGCCACGACTTAGCTGCTTTATTTGAGCTTTTAGATTTGTAGCCGTGATCTCATCGTCTTTGTTTTTGTTTTGATTTTTCCAGCGTGAAAGAGTGGTGATGTTTATGCCGTATTCCTTGCTTAGCTCGCTTAAAGAGCATCCAGAGTCCAGTAAATTTACGATCAGTTCTTTTGTCTGTTTTTGATACGCCATCACTCCTCCATGTTCGATGATACGAAGTAATCGAGCGTGAAATCAAAATTTAAAATGTCTACGCCGCGCTCATCGGTCGCATCTACACTTGAATTTTTGAATATCAAAAGCGGTGTTAGACTCATTAAAGATTTTAGCGACGCTTCGCCCGAGCTTATCGGAACGATGACCGTTAAGACCGCTTTATATTGAGCGTGATTTAAAAAGCTTCGCTCGGATATGAAAATTTTATAATCATCCTCGTGCTTTTTGATAAGCTCCTCGCATATCGCCAAAAGCTCCCTTTCGTTTATATCCCTATTCATTATATCTCCTAAATAGCGGCATAAAGATAGCCGCTCGTATTTTTCTTGGTCGTAAGCTTATAAAATTTATCCATCCAATACTCCTCCCACTGCCTCACGTCCTTAAATGTATCTAAGCTCTCGTCATATTCGTTAGCTCGCTGCTGAACCTTTAGCCACAGCTTTTGACCTAGCAGTGCGAGCGTGAGAAAGGCTGCGGCTTTTAGCTTGTTTAGACTATCCACGCTATATTTACTCATCTCAAAATCAGCCATCTCGATATACGGCACAATCTCGTCATCGCTTATCATTTTTAATGCGTTATATCTGCGAATTTCTTTTATGATTTCTTGCAACGCTTTTACTCCTTTATTAAAACCCGCTTCAAAAAGCTTCAAAACGGCTTCAATTTCAACGAAAAGATTTTATTGGTATCTTTTATCGCCTTACGCCTTGAAACATCTTAAATCGCTTTATTTTTCATATCCTAAAATTCCTCTTGCCTCGCTCAGACTTAAGATGCCGTTTGCAACTAGCCCGGTAACCAGCTCGCTATCGTCTTTGAAGCTGCTGACATCGATAGATTTGAGCTTTATGGGGTAGCCGATCGAGTCGAAAAACCACTCAATCTGCTCTTGCTTTGGTATGATGGTGAGTTCATTGAAGCTATGAAGCTGCTGAGTAACCTCACTGCTTCCGCCAAGTTGCCCCGCACTCATGATGCCTAACATTCTTGGTGGCACACCGTGAGCGGCTATGATCTCGTCACGGTTTAAATTTTTAAGCTTTTCGAAACTAATGTCTTCCGTTTTGCTTAGGTTTTCTATCCTGATCTTTGCGTTTTCTCCAGCAGCCGTCATCACGATCGTCTTATGTGCTTTATCGTAGCCTTTGAAATTTGAGCTAAAAAACTCCCTAAATGCGTTTAGCTGCTGTTCGTCTGGCTCAGAGTTTTCAAATATAATAGCCGTATCAGCACGTGCCGAGTTTTCAAAAAAGGCGTTATTGAAGCTGTCGGCTTTTTGATTTGTGAGAATGCTTAAGAGCGCGCCCAAATAATCAGGCTCGCCGTAAAATCTACTCCTTGGCGAGTAATAATATAGATGTTTACCGGTAAGCGGGATCTTTCGAGCATTTTTAACTTGAAAGACTTCGTGCGCTTCATTGACCCGCCCCTCTAAAGACGGCAATATATAAAGATTTTTGCCAGCGATTTCTACAAAAGCGTTGCCGAAAATTTCAAGATTTAAGATGAAAGCGTATAAAAATTCTTTTGGCGTCATGCTTTGCCCCTCAAGCCTAGAGCCATCTTCTATATTTGAAAGTAGCGAGGCTTTAAGCTGGATGCAACGGCGATGAAATGTATTTGCATAAAATAGATTAAGCAGCGCGTCAAAATCAAAAAACGGTGCGATCAGCCCATTACCGTCTTTGCTCTCTTCTCGTAGCTGAAAGCTATCAGTTCCACTACTTGCCGCCTTAAAAATCAAGTCCATTTTTTACCTTTATTTTGTTTGGCTCAATTTTACGTAAAAAATTTTTCAATTTCCAGCTAAATACGACATATATGTGCTATTTAGGTTTTTAAAAACTCATTTTTTTGTCAAAATGCCGCCAAAAAGCAAGGAGGTCGTAACTAGTGGCCAGAGAAATAACCAATATGCAAGTGAAGTTAATCTCACTCGTAGCAGCAGGTGCAAATAACAAAAAGATCATCTACAAAGATGAGAAATTTGACGAGCTCTTGCGCGTAGATTTTGAAAAAAGCGACGAAGAGCAAGGCGTAGTTTATGGCATCGTCTATGCACCAGACGAAGTCGATAGCCAAGGAGACTACGCAAACAGCGAAGAGATCAAAAAAGCTGCCTATAACTTCATGAAGCGGGCGGATCTTAGCTATTGTGTGGATGTAAATCATAACTTCGACATCGCAAATGCCTACATCTGCGAAAGCTGGATCGTCAAAAGCAAGGATGAATTTTTTGACGAGGTCGGAGCTTGGGCTGTAGGCATAAAAATAGAAGATGAAAATTTAAGAAGCCTCATAAAAAGCGGTCAGCTTTCGGGGCTTTCAATGTATGGAAGTGGCATTATCAAAAGTGAAGAGATAGAGCCGAAAGGACTTATTGAAACTATCAAAGAGGTCGTAAAGGGGCTTTTGCCAAAAGATATGAATAAAGACGAAATTTTATCCAAAGGAGAGAATATGAATAAAGAAGAAGTCGCTGAGCTCGTAAAAGCGCAGCTAAACGAAAACGAAGCGGCGAATAACGCCAAAATCGAGGAGCTTAGCAAGCAAATAAACGAACTGAGCACAAAGTTAGAGGACGTAAATAAAGAGCTAAGCAAATCAAAACAAAGCGAAGAGTTAAAAAAATCTGAAAATAGCGCAAGCGGAGGGATACTATAATGAACGGATTAAACGAAATTTTAAAAGCTAGCATGAGTGCTA